CCCCAATAAAATTCTAATCTATTGTTTTTAGCGCCCCAGAGATTAGGATAAGCACCGCCTATAAATGAACCGACACTTTCATAATTACCATTACCACCAGTACCGCCACCACCGCCGCCAGCACGAACAGTACCATTGTTGACAAAGGTGCAAGTAGTAGCGGCTTCAAAAGCATCACCACCATCTGCACCAACCGCACCGCCAGCACCAGATAGCGTTCCGTTATTGGTAACTGTAATAGTACCAGCACCACCGCTATCAATCTCAAGGGCTTCTTCTGTCGTGCTGGTTGCGCCTAGTTCAACACCGCTATCAATTACAATTTCTTTTGGGTAGTTCACACTATAATCTGCGCCAAACAATGCAGAAGCATTTTGATTTGTAGCGCCAGCAGAAAAACTGTATCGAAAACCTTTAGCTGTACCACGAAAATTATTTAATGTAATTGTGCCAGATGCAGGTACAGATGATGCAAGGTTAGTAGCGTTGTTATCTGCCGCAAGACTTCTAACGTGAGAGCCACCACGATACATTTCAGACATCTTGATAGCACCGCTTCTACCCCATTCGGTGCGAACTGTGCTTAACGATACTGTGCCACTAGCTGATATTGCCATTAGATTGTACCAAATGCTGTTACGTCATCTACAGTTACAATTTCGCCATCAGAGGCAAACTTGATTTTGGCAACGCCATTATATTTAAAAATCAAATCATCAGTGCTGATTTCAATTGTCCATTTACTCGCGCCAAACGCAATCGCATTGCCATTAGTATCAAGGTCTGCGCCAAGCTGGGGAGACGCATCGTCAACCAAATCACTGGTAATAGTTGTTGGCTCAAAGTCAGATGTGGTGCTGTTATATGCAAGCACCTGACCATTTGTTATGCCGCTTGTGCTTACATCATTAGCATCATTAATGCTGAAGTTTGATAATTGAAACGTGCCATACGCAACAATATCCACTGTATCATTAAGTGCCGCACCACTTGCCAACACAACAGACGTGCCGCTAGTTGCCGTAAAGTCAGTGCCATCAATTAGCTTTACACCATTAAGATAAACATCTACAAAACCAGCATCATAGGTTGCGGCAAAAGATGTTTGCCCTGCTGTGGCTGTGTATGTACTGCGTTCAGCAGTACCATTTACAGATGAGCCAGCGTTTTGGAAACCAGAAGAGCCATACACCTTCATAGTATTATTTGTAGTATCAAACCATAAATCACCAATTGTAGGTGATGAAGGGGCTGTTGCGCTAACAAAGTAAGTATCAGCAAAATTATTTACACCTACAAGATTGTTAGCAACAGTTGTAATGTTAGAAGCCACTGCACTTACAGCACTTACATCTGATGATATTCCAGCAACAGAATTAACGCTTGTAATGTTAGAAGCCACTAAAGCAAGATTTGAGTTTACAACTGTAATTGTATTGCCCATGCTATTGCCATGAACTGTACAATAATATCGCAAAGAAGCAGGGGCGGCATTGTCAACATCAATCTGCACCTGTGCGCCTGATGAGCCTGCTGTGCCAGTAGTTGTCACACCAGTAGTATAGCTATTACCAGAACCATCTTTAAATGCCAAAGGATGACCAGTGTTACTGCTATCAGACAAATCAAATATATAAGTATTGCCTCTATCAAATGTCAGAACAGGATTTGCAACACCATCAAGATAATAAATACCACCAACAACAGTAACAACGTAGGTGGTACTTGCACCCAAAGCATTAGCCAAACTTGTAATATCAGAAGAAATCGCTGCCAAAGTTCCAATATCTGCACTGTCACCTGCAACGGTTGTCACATTTGCAGAAATGCCAGCTACAGTAGTCACATTAGCAGAAATGCCTGCAACCGTTGTAATGTTGGCATCATTGCCAGCAACAGTGTTTATGTTGGAGGCATTTGAATTTACGCCGTTAATATTAGCAATATTACTAGAAACAGTATTAATATTAGAAGCGTTGCCAGCAACAGCATTTATATTACTTGCATTATTAGCAACAGCATTTACGTTTACAATATCAGTGCTAACAGTATTCACATTCGCAATATCAGTAGCCACTGTGCCAATATCTGTAGCGTCTGCGGCAACAGCAGTTACATCTGAAGATATACTAGCAACAGTAGTGACGTTGCTTGATATGCCAGCAACAGTAGTTACATTTGATGCAATAGCGGCTGTGTCGCTAATAGCATCTGTAGCTACAGTACCATCTTCAATGTCAGCCAAGTTTGCAATGTCTGTTGCTATAGCCGCAATAGTATTGACATTGCCTGTTTGTGGCCCAGCTACTACCGCACCTGTAACTGAATCAAATGCCAACACTGTGCCTTTGCGTGTATTTACATCAGGCAATGTAAGAGACACATTTGTATCAAAATCTGTCAGTTGCAGAGCGCGGTCAGATTTATCTTTTAAGTCACCTGCGATAGATATAAATTTATCTAGCTCTTCATTGAGTGATGAGATATCAAACGGGCCTGATGATGGGAAGTCTGTTGTACGCTCTAATGCAATCGAGCGTGTAATAACAACCGTTGAACCACCAGACGCGCCAGTGACAGATATAGCTATAGAACCAGTAGAACCAGACCCGCCTGTTACTGTGTAATCAGTTGTTAATGTTTTAAGAGTGCCATCTACATAAACATTTAAATCCGCATCAGCAAAGAACTCAAACGACACAGTAAAAGACGATTGCGTTACACCAGCCGCAACCGCATAGGAAACTCTTGGATCATTATCTGCAAGGTTAATAGTCATTTTATCCCCTTATCATGCACTAATGCAGTATGCCACGCACAATTAGTAGCGGCTTATGGTATTGGTTAGCTCTTTAACATCATCACGAATAAATGGCAGGCCAACAAACGGCAGATTGCGTCTGATTTCATTTGCGCCATCACTTATATTTCCGTTAATTAAATCTCTAGCGGCTCTATAAAAACCCACACCCAAATCAACAGGCGCACCAAAAGGTGTTATCAAACCATCTACCAATCTATCTTCTCTATCTGAGCTTACAAACTTTGGTTCAATAAAAAAGTCCTCTGGTTTGTCAGCAAGATTGCCAGCAACAGATAGCCCCATATAACCCAAATCACCATAGATACCGACCAACCCAGAGTGGTCAATTACACGCGCAATAATGTCAGGAGATTCACTTTCTCTATCCCACCAGCTAGCCATACCTAAAGAGGATTTGACCTCGTATGATAGGTAAGATAATGCAATCAATGCTGTTGCGCCTTGTATGCGGTTCTGCCTTGCGGGGTCTAACATAGCGCCCAGAATTTTATTGTTTGCGCCAAACACAAAGTTCATAAAAGTAAACGGCAATGTCATTAAACCGCTTTCTATACGAACCATATTTACACCGCCATAAGATGCCTTCTTATCAATAGCAAATAAGTTGGGGTACATTTTGCGCATGCCAGCAAAGGCTGGATTATCTTTAACATAAGTAACACCATCCATAATTAATGGGCGGTCAAAAGCTTGCCCCATAACAACAGAGTTATCAGAGTGTGCTGTAACCGCCGCCTGATATCTGCGCTTCATCAAGCGTTCTTGTGGTGTTTTGTTAGGCCAATTATCTGTATTAGCTAAAAAGAAATTGCTAGCCTCTGCTTTTTCAAATGGCATATCAGAAACATATTTTGCTAGCTCATCATCAATACCATAGCGATTTAAATATTCTTGGTCATAACGAGATAGGCGTTTACCATCTGCCATTTTTTTAGAAAGACGATAAAATTTATCATTGGTCAAAAGGCCATCTGCAAATTTAAATATAGTTGTAAGTGGGCCAAGACCGTTGGCTGTGTACATAAAGCGGTTGCCAATCTCTTGTGCTTGCTCAAGCTTATTTGGCTGTACCCGCTTCATCGTATCGCCGAGTAATTTTTGTTGAGCAAAGTTGCGTATCATATCAAGAGCCGCACCACCATTTTGCATCTCTGATAATAATTTACCAACAGACCTATCTGTTAATCCCGCTATTGCGGCACGGTACACATCTCTGTAACCATGCGCTAAAACTATTGTACCTGCATCTGTTATTGCAGAAAGACCTGCACCGCCAAGCAAAGCTAAACCAGCATAGTTTTTTGCAAATTTAGATGCCTGATTATCAAGCCTATCAGGCGAGCGTTGCAATGCGCCCATGACCCGATCGTGTTCACCTGCAAAACCAGAACGTATTTTTGCAATTTCTTCAGCAGAAAAACGTGCTTTAACTAATTCGTCTGTTACTTCTTCTAGGATTTCGTCAATGTTCTTGCCATCAAATGCTCTGGCATGCTCAATGCGCCTGCCCATCTGTTGTGCGTAAGTGTGAAACACATCAGGCGTTTTAACTAAAAACTCTTCTACCTGCCACTCTTCTAAATCTGTCTTGCGATGTTTCAAATGCTTCGCGCTACCAGCTTTGCCAGTTGCCCTTGCATCTTCTAACTCCTCTGCCGCTTCTTCAAGAATGCGAGCAACCGTCATATCTGCGCTTTCTTTAGGATTAGGCAAACCCTTTTGAGTGTAATGGTCTACTAAAGTTTGCGTAAACTTTGCTCTTGCCGCATCATCACTGCTAAGTAAAAGCTTGTTGTAATACATAGCAAACCTAAATGATTTGCGCGTAGGTGTATCAAGAACGCCTTGCAACTCATCAAGTCTTGTTCTTAGACCAGCCATCTCACTATCAAATTCAGCACGCTTCTTTGCTTGCTTTGATGTAGCGCCGCCTTTGGCTTTTATGGAATCTTCTAAATTAGCAAGTTTGGCTGCTTTTTCATCAACAAGTTTTTGCAACTTTGCCATGTCTGCTTTGATACGCGCATCATCACGCAACACGCCAACATAACGCGCATCTTCATCAAAAGCTTTGAAGAATGTATCAAACTCTTTGAACGCCTGCTTTTGTTCTTTAGTAGCACCATCAAGTGCTTTTCTGCTGATAGTTGGATTTGGATTATCCTGTTGCATATAACGCGTTACAGTATCTTCAAACCAATCATTAAAGTCACCAGTTCTAAAGGTCATCTCTTGTGTGTCAGCGCCAAGAAAACGAGCTTGCTTATGGCCGTCAACTTGCATTCTATGCAAATCAGAAAACTTCTTCATATATTCATGCGCAAGACCTTCATAGGTTTGTGCCATCTGAGCAACAGATTGCGGTGCTGTTGTAGTTTCAGCACCTTTTAAATTTCCAGAAGAATTATAAGAATACTTAAGTGCTAATTCTTTTACGCGTTTTGGAACTTTTGGCATGTCAAGCAAGCGAGAAAGTTGAGAGCCAAATATATTTGATACTCTTCTATCAAATACTTCCTCATCTCCAACAAGAGTAGGCGTTCCAGTGTTCTCATCTTTGAACAAAGGTGGCACATCTTCACCCCTTGCCATACGGTTTACTTTGTTAGCAGATGATTTGAAGAAAGGCGCTGTATAAGTAGCACCTTTAAGTGCGCCGCCAAAGAATGCACTAAAGACTGTAGCGCTTACAACATTCTGTGTGCTTTCAAATGGGTCATCTGTTTGCGCAAAAGGAGCGCGGCGTGCTTCTGATGCAACTCCATAAGCCGCACCTATTTTTCCAAAGTTATATGCACTACGCGCTATACCGCCACTCAACGACACAACATTTAACGCAGGTATAAATGCAGTAAAGAATAAAGGGTCAGCCATACCGCCAACTATCTGCGATGCAAAACTTGCATCCGACATTGTTTGCTTGCGCCGCCGTTCATTGTCAACGCGCTGTTTTATATAGTCAAAATGCTCTTGGTCTTTAGCTCTTACAAACTCTTCATAGTAAGGAAGATACTCATCATCTATAACATCTACAGGGTCAAATGAAGCATCTCTAGCGCGTGAACCAAACATCATTTGTTCTCGCACAGATTCCACTAGAGGCATGTTATTATATGCAGATGTAGCGGCTACGCCTTCCCAGAAACCAGTAGGCGCTCGATAGCGCATATCATCTGGAACAGATATAAAGAAGTCTCGCTGATTAACGTCTATCATTATTAATACCCTTTTGCGTTCCTTGCAATATTATCCATTGCTGGCTCATGGGTAGAATCCAAAATCGCCATCATCAATCTGTTTTCCGAACTGCAATCTTCTTTGATACTCAACACGCATTTGCTCTCTAACTTCCAAAGAAGTTTTTTGGTTCATCTTCATGCGCTGTTCAACAACAGCTTGACCGCTTGTTAAGAGGGGCTTTGAGCCACTCATAATTGGCATATTGTTCTCATCAACAAGCATATAAACAGGGTTAACAGAACCATGTCTGGGGTCAGGAATAAGAAATGCATTATCCCCTAATTTATAATCACCATCGGCAGTATCTAAAATGCTTTGTGTATGCACTTGAAACACATCCATATCAGTGCGAAGCGGAAACGCTTTTTCTGGCGCAAAACGTGAGCGCACATTGTTACTTATAAATTTTGATTTTACGAACACCTTGTTTGCAGACTGCTCTAATATCTCAGTAGCTTTTTCTGTGCCATGCATCAAAACTAAATCTTCTGCATATTTGAGGTAGTAACCTTTTTCCTCTGGCGTTGCATCACTAGGCAAAGCAGAGTCAACAAACTTACCTATAGTTATTTGTTTATTATTGCCATCAGAACCCAGATAAGAATTGAGCATTTCTTTTCGCTGTGGATCGCGTTTTAGCTCTCCTTTGCGTTGGAAATACTCAACAAAGCTAGCGTCTTTAACACCATTGCGATAAGCATTAAGCGATGCCATTTCAGCCATAACATCATTGCTTATACCACGCTGAACAGTGTTAACGCCGCTACCGTCTACATTTAAACGCTTAGTGGTTTGTTGGAACAAATCCATAGCCAGAGGCAACTGACCATTATTTGCAAGACGTTGAAGATTGTCTGTTGTGAATATGTTACGCACAACATCTGGCAAGTCGCTATTGTTGTGAAGCAATATATTTCTTATTCCCTGTGTTTCTTTATTTGCAGGGTTTAAAATATTAGGCAGGTCATTCATTAAACTTTCGACAGAATTGTACCCAAGATTATCAAACAAATTATTCATGTGGTCTTGAGAAGCTACACCGCCCTCAGACAAAGTTCTCATAGTAACGCCAGCTTGGTTCGCGCTCTTTGTTGCAGTTAATCGTTCCTGAAAATTATTTTCCATAACCGATATATCGCCAGCAATAACACGCCTGCTTTCAGAATCAAATACATCACCAGATATCATGCGCTCACTAAAACCAGCATCAGTTAAATGCTTCATAACAGCAGGCTCAATAGCATCTATTGAACCAGAACGATAAACTTGTTCAAGTGCATTGATAACATTAGCCGCCATATCAGCGCCGAAAGCAGGGTCTTGGAACTCTGGCAAGGCTTGTAACTTAGCAACAACAGAGCTAGCCATAGCGCCGCCATATTGACGTTTAAGATTTGTTCTCATGTTTCTTTCTTGCGTTACAGACATGCGATCACCATGCAAGTCAACAAGCTCATCAATCTCACGCATGGTATTCATAAATTTTGCATGAGCAACACTGCCATCATGTATGGGCGCACCAGCACCAATGAAAGCTTCAAGGTCTTGACCAGAACTTGTGATGGCATCAAACATATTTTTGTAGTCTTGTGCATCATCAGCTTCGGCTTTATCAGCATATATATCAGCAGTATTTTGGCCTGCTATTTCAGCGCCAACGTCTATTGCAATAGCTTTATAACGTGGGTCTGTAAGCTCTGCTGTTTTCTTTACATAAGCAGAAAAAGCATTGTCAAAACCATCAGGGTCTTTGTCAAAATCTGCGCGAAGTTTTTTAGCCTCTGCCTTCATGTCAGATAAAAGAGCAGCACTATATTTTTTATCTATGATTGGCTGTGCTTCTCTTTGCGCAATTTTTGATAAGCCTTGCGGAAGCTTGCGATAAACTATTTCTTGGTCAGTATTCGTAGCCGCAAAGCCACGCGCGGCATCTATACCTTTTTGTTTCTGAACATCAACCTCAGCCTCAAATGCACGTTGCATCATTTGAGAACCCAAACGTTCTAAGTTACGCCCTGCTTCTACAGCAGAAGTAGATGGCTGAACAATGCCAATAGGCTTATTGAATACTTGTTGTGATTGTAATCTTTTTATTTCTGCCATTATGACACCTGACTAATTCTATCATAAGCTTGTATGCCTGTATTCACAGATTGAAATAATGCACTTCTCATAGCTTGATTGCCGCTAGCTCTTGCATCTGCGGCGGCAAACTTTGTTCTGCTTATTGTCAGCATGCTTTGTGTTCTTGCTCTACCATCAACCGTTGCAGATTTCTTTCTTTCTGCTTTAGTCAGCGCCGCAATAGAACGGTCATTCGAGCCGCGATTGTTTACAGCCCTAGATGTTTCGTTCATACCAATCAAAGTAGCTAGTCTATCTTGTCTTTCGTTATGTGCCTGCATAGCAGATAACTGTTCAAACTTTGCATTCTGTTCTTGTTGTGCGGCTATAGAACGTTGACGTTGTTGTTCTGCTTTACCAGCTTGCATAGAGCCGTATATAGACAAGCCTGCACCTGCTATCATTAACGCTGGATTACTCATTGCTAAAAACTGCAACATTAGAAAGCCACCTCTGCTATCAAACCATTAATCTGCAAGGGCAATGGAGCGCTTTGCGATATCGTTACTCTAGGGTCTTTGCTATATCCAAGAGGGCGAAACTCTTTCTTGCCTGATATTCTTTGCACACTGCCGCCTATCGTAAAATTAACATTACGAATTGTCATATCTGTGCCATTGACAGATACGCTTAATGTGTCGTTCAAATCCAAATCAACCATTGATATACGCCGTGGGCGTGCAGTTAGGAAGCCGCCCTGCACCTGACCATCTATCGGCAGTGTTTTTAATTCTGGAACAAACTTATATCCAGCTTGAATGCTTGTGCTTGCCTTTACACCGCTTACATCCAACTGCCCACCTGATACTGTAAACTGCCCCAGATAATCATCACCATCTGTTACATCTACAACAGCACCATTTGCAAAGTGAGCGCTAACAGTAAACACACCATTAGAGCCAGTAAACTCATCACAGAAATCCATATCCATGTCTGTTTGAAAACGCTCTAAGTATAACTTATCTGTGCCAGAACCATCATCTCTTACACTTACAACATACAAATCTTCTTCAACAGAACAGATAGAATGAAACTTACCCGCTGTTTCCCAGCGCATCCAACCAGCACGCTTCTCACTTCTTATGCTGTAATAAACACCAACCTCACCATTATTCATCAAGAAGAAACCATACGCCCCCGGTCTTTCCAATGAACCTTTTACGGTAGCAAGTTGTATTGGTGCAACGATAAGGTGTGATGATAACAGAGATATCATGTTGCCTGTGTAAGCACCTTCTGCATCAGAATAAATATATTCACGAACTGCTGTACCAGTAGATTGCACAAACATAGTTGCACCATCTAATGATTGCGGTCTAACAAAGCCAGTGCCAAATGGTGTCTGTGAAGATATCTTTGCGTTCTCTGGCGTTAAAGCCTTCTCTGCAAAAGAGGGTAGATAAAATTCTGCGCGAGAGGCAAAGACTTGTAAATCACGATTAGAAACAAGGTGACGTATTTGATTAGTTGCACCAATGTTTGCATCCAAATCAAGCGCATCATTATCTTCTGCATCACCTAAATCAAAGTTAAAGTATTCCCCTGTTGCTGACCCCCACAGCCCGTCTGGTTGCGATGGTGTGCCACCAAACCACAATCTATCTTCATGGAAGGTTACAGCCGCAGGGAAGCCTCTGAGAGACGAATAAGATTGCTCATACCATTCAGTTGTAGCCGCGCTACTTTCAATGGTGGGTGAACCGCCGCCAATGGCTTCTGATGTTGCACTCGCACCTGCTGTTACTTCATATACATTTTTGTTTATGACGCGGCTTATTGTGCGTGAGCCGTTGATATTAGAAGCTGAGATACCGCCAACACCACCTGCGTCTGCAATTGTAACAGATGCACCTGATGACAAACCATGCAATGCATGTGTTATCTCTATCTTGTTTGAACCATTCTTTGTTTGAATAGCATCAACATCTAACTGTGCTTTTAACGTACCAAGAATATCTGCTGTTACAGATGTTCCGCTTGTAAATGTTTTTATCTCTGCTTCTGCATCACCAATTAAAATTTTAATGCCAACATGATTAGCTGTGAAATATGATGCGCTCGAAGTTAATGTAACGCCATTGCCGCTAGTAGCACTTGATGACAATGTTACACTTGATGACTGAAAGTTATAATATGGCTGTAGAGTTCTATTGCCATCAATTGATGTATCAAAATCAAACAGTCTTACTTCAAAAGTAGTAAGGCCAGTTCTAACCAACATTCTGCACAGAAAAGATGTGTGAGCGAGGAACATAAAATCTCCCCGCTGTGCATATGTAAACTGATTAAGATTGGTATTGGTAATAGGAAGAGCGTTGCTATCCACATCAGTAGTAATTGTTTGAATGTGGGAAACCACATTCGTTGAGGCGATGATGCGGAAGATATCAAGTTGACCACTAGAGAAAGCGACAATGTATTTCTCGTCATCAGAAAAAACAAAAGGCTCAATGCGTATCTGTTGAATTAAACTACTGTCGTAAGTGTGGCTAAAATTATACAGCCGCTTAGTAGCTGGGCGTTTAATTACACCACCTTCTGCACGTATAAAAAAGTTTTTTACAGATTCGCCAGCTTGCGTGTAGACAGGACTATCTACGCGAGAAGTAAGCGATGGATTAATTTCTCCAAAAGCAAAGTTATTTAGCGGTACACGAATGCGCGGCATCAGCTTCGCCTTTCAGAAATAAACCTCGATGTCACTAATCTGCGTGTTGTTTGTTGCTGGGAATCAAGTGTCTTTGCCTGTTGCATTAACTGTAATGCTTTACGCTCCATCATGCCTGCCATTGCTTCATCTCTTGCAATAGCCAGCGCAAAGGATGCGGCAAGCGAATATTCAACAGCCAATGTAAAGTAGCTAGGAAAGTCTTGCTCAAGCGCTCTAAAAGTATAATCAGCAACTACATCATTATTTGTGCTGACATTGTGATAAAGTTTGTCACCATAAATTGTGTATTCAATTAAGTTATCTTCTATCGTCACCGCATGTAACATAAGCAAGTCATGTGGCAATTGGTGAGCAACATCAAATCGCCCCGTTGGAGTAGCAGAAAGTTTATTTAGCGATTGCTGATTTGTAGCAAAACGCCAGCGTGAAGCACATAGCGCAGTGCGCACTGTATCTTCATACAAGTTAGAGGCTACAAGAGCCTCGGTGCTGTCAGCAGTAAATGATGTAATTGGCTCTGCGCCAATCAATATCAATCCGCGTGACGCTATATCTATTCCTGAGTTTGCTACTGTTGACATCTGGTAATGGGGGGCCGAAGCCCCCCAATCCCTTAGTTATTATCTAAGACTTCATAGATACCGTTGTCATCAATAACAACAGCACCCATTGACATCATAGAAGTAGCAAGGTGTGCGGCTTTCTGAGGCACATAGTTAATCTCAGTTTGAACATCTGAGTTGATGCCCAAGCCCATAGCAGATGTGTGGTAAGCAATGTTCTTACCAGCAGTCACTGCTGATGTTGAGAAAATCTTGAAGCCCAAGAATTCCTTCATTGTCATACCGCCAGCATAAGGCAAGTTCTGCTCACCTACGAAATCGCTTGATGCAAATTCGTTGATGTTAAACAGATCTGCATAACCAGCAGGTGACATTGCTAAGTAACGCTGACCATCTTCTGGAAGGTCGGCAGTGCCAAATGTTTCAAACAGAGTGAGCAAGTCTGCTTTATCAACTGCCGCCGCAGTTGAATTAATTTGTGTTGCGTTAGCACCTGCGTCCATAGCAGTGTAGATGAGGTCATCAGTCTTACGACCCAATGCGGCGGCGGCTGATTGTGCCACTGCCTGACGCTCATCAATATTGATTTTTAATTCATCGAGCTTGTCGATGTATTCTGCGGCATAGAAGTCTGCCATTGTTGCTTCTACATTTGTATGTACAAGCTCCATAGCGGTGACATCGCCGTTACGAGTTTTGGTTGAAGCAGCGCCCGAACCGATTTTCTGAAAGCGAACAACGCTACCACGGACATTACCAACAGTGCGTACAGTATTACGGAGTTTAGAACCCATACGCTGATAAGCCATGTGAACTTCAGATTCGAACTGTTTAATAAAGGCTATATCAATTGTATTCGCCATTTTTCAGTTCCTTATAAATGAAATTTACACTACGCACAGTTGTCCGTTTCGCTCTTCAATCAGTTATCCCGCAGGGCTGTCAGTTAGAAACAGGCTGTATGCTATTGGAATCTCACTTCAATCGCTTCATCGCAACGCACAAAACGCACACATGAATAGCCATTTACAATTGTTGCTTCTTCTCCAAAAGCAAAACCCAACCAATCCAACCACTTAAGAGTTTTGTTGTGGTCGATAGGAACTACGTTTTCTATGAGGTCATAACGCTCTGCAATCCAATCACACATTAGTTTTGAATTGCGTAAGAAAGGGCGAATGTTTCCATCTATAACATCAGAGCCAAGCATCCAAATAGTTGCGCCAGCAAAGTCATCTGTTTCCATAAATGGAACAACACCAAACATGCATACAGGCTCATTCTTCCATAAGCCTGTCCAAGTATATGCACCCTTATACCGCAGAGGAGCATGTAGCGCCCTCCACGGTGTTGAGGCGTGTATCATACATTCACGCACATCTGATGGTCGCAACCGATGCTGTAGATAACCAGCATGTTCAATAGTTGCTTTTACAATTTTAGCATCACCATCAACATGGAATGCATCAGCGGTAGAGTTTGGAAAACCCTTCTTGGACTTTTTGGACATAAGCGTTATCCCTCTTTGCTGGATTCCAATAACGCTCATCCTTCATCATTGATTGCAAATCGCCTTCATTGAGAGGTTGGATTGCGCCTGTGTTGCCTGCCATAGAACTGGCACTCATCTGGCTCATCAAAAACTCAAGTGCTTCTATACCTTTGGCGCTAGCACCCAAGCCTAAAATTGCATCTTGATATTCTTCTGGGAAAAACTTCTGTGACCATAAATCAACAGCTTCAATACGGGCATCAGCATTTTCACCTAGTGCTGCTTTTTCTGCTTCAAGGTCTGGCTGATTTGCATTCAAAGCTTGTGCATACATATTAATGCCCTGCTCAAACTCTTCCTGACTATAAGCATTTTCAAATGCGTGGTTAGCCCACCATTGAAATAGCTCGTTATCATTCACAAGATTTTCATCTAACCCTTCTGGTACAAGATAATCACCAGCAGTGTCAGGTCTGCCTTCTATTGCTGTTTTTTCAAACTCTTCAATAAGCTGTTGACGCATCTCATCTTGTGATGTGCCAAGCTTGCTTTCAAGTTGTGAATAAGAAGATGCTAGATCTTCTGGTGTGTTAAACTTTTCTGGCAACCATTCTGGTCTGGCAGGTGCTTCTGTTGCTTCTACTGCAACTTCTACATTATCTGCTTCACTCATTTGATTTTACCTTCTCGCCGTGTTGAACTCGTCTTTCAATAAGACCTACAAGAAAACGCTGACCCTCAAGATGTCGAAGCTCAGCATCAGATGCGCCTCCACCAGTGACGGCTTCAATGGTGATAGAGCGCAAATATTTTAGCACTTGAACGCCGTTTGGCGTTCTAAACAGTGCGTGTATGTTTTGAGATATTTGTTCATCCTCTGCTTTGGGGCGAGGAAACCCGTCAAGTCCTAGGTGTTTCGACATTTGCCTGTTGCTGTTGTTGAGCCATTTGTTGTGCCGCTTGCATTAACTGTTCGCGCTCCACCCCATCTCTTACCAAGCTGTCTGGTACACCAAACTTCTTAGCAAGATAAACAGCAACATCATCAGACCTAATCAGAAGATTTAAAACCTCTGGCCCGAATGTGCCACCCACTAACTGCAAGTAACGAGATACAGAAGAAATATCTTGATTAGCCTGTGCCTGTGCTAAAGGAGATACAGACTTAACTTTTACTTCTCTGCCGTTAATAGTTGGTAAATCTATTCTGCCCTGCTTCTTTAGAATATAGACTACGCGCTGTAGAATTGGTTGCACCATCTCAGCTTGCAATCTGCCAAACGCAGAACCAATACGTCTGGATAAGTCAGCCATGCGTTCTGCAATCTCTGTTGCCGAAGCTGGCGTTTTATTAGGATCACCAAGCATATCATTATATAATGCACGCTTGATGTTGGAGCGCATATCATTCAACACAAGGTTAGCAACATTAAAGTCACCTGCCGCTTTGATTGGTTGCAATCCAGCAGAACCCATAGCTTTTGGAATAATTGTTCCCGGAACGAGGTTGATTGTATCAGTGTTCACAACGCCATCATCATCCATCTGATAGATACCAGAGATAGCCATCTGCGCATTTTCAAGGATTAATTCAATAGTAAGGTTGGTTGTTTTGATTGCACTGAGTGCATTAACCAGTGGGCCACGACCATATATCTCACCTGCCGCCTTAGACCAGCGGAAGCAAATAAAAGGATTAGAGCCAAGCCCTATAAACTTTTCGTGGTAGATTACACCTTTATCTTCAACATCGATAACAAAGAAGTCATGCGCTTCTTCATTAGGCTTTTCATAGTTTCTACATACGACTTCAATAAGTTTACACTTGCTGTCGGGGTTTGTAGAAGCTTGTCTAACAAGCCTCTCTGATAAGATTCCCTTAGGATACGCAAGTAATATCTCTGATACCTTAAGAGAGCGCTCTCTATACACATGGTCAATACGGTCATCCGCACCTGTGTCCAATACCACAGACGGAAGTGGTATCGCGTTAAAGCGGAGTGGATTAACGGCATCGCCTTCTTCACATAGAAGCACGCCTGTACCGACAGCCAAATCCATAAAACTCTCATGTACTTCTTGCCCGAAGTTAGAGTTTTGTAACACTTCAAAAACATATTCTGTTACCTCGTCAAGCTGGTTATTAACCTCATCAACTTGGTCTTTGGGAACTTCTGAACCTGCAACAAAATCAGCCCAGCGTGCAAAGTTAGGCACTAAGCCAGACTGCAATCTGCTGGCAAATTCTTGTGTGCCTACAACGGCAGTTTCATCAAAGATGCGGTCATCTCTGCGTTGCCCTGCGGTTTCATGATAAAAGCTCTGCCGCATGGGCAGAGCATATTCATAGCACTCATCGAACAAAGGCTCGAAGTTGGAGCGTGCGGATTTAGCACGTTCATATTTTGCGAGCATGCGCTCTGCGGTTTTTTCATGCATTAGAGCGTTCCGTCAAAATAACCCATGCCACCCTTGCTACCAGTTAGCAAAGATGTGCTACCCATACCACCGCGCTTCTTTTTTACTGCGCGTGCTAGTGTGTCGGCTTTGTTATCTGCTCTTCTGCCCATCTCTTGTGCTTCTTGGTTCTCCCGTTCAATCTCAACATTTGGATCAACGGCAGGCGCTTTAGGCTTTGAGGGTGCTAGACACATAAGACAATCTCCTTATACCCTGTGATATGGTCTGCGCTTTTGCAGAGCAACGCACAAAACTACATGCGCGACCACAGGCCAGCCCGTCTTTGTTTTGGTTTACGAGAGAACACATCATAATCTTTGCGTGCTTGAAAGGCTTGTTGTGCTTGTGAAAGGTTTTGCATTATTGCCCTGCCCTCACCAGAACCCAGCATTAAATATTGCAGTGCATCATGAATGTGAGAGAAATGGTTCTTCTCTGGTTTATCATCATAGCGCTCACCAGAAACCTGTAGCCGCCTATATTGGTAGCCACCTTCAAATCCTTTTATCAATGTGCGGCAACGCGGGTCTATTAAAAACCCAGACTGCCCGTCAACCATACGCCCCAGTGGTGCTGAAACTGATTCCAGCCTAAGAGATACATCGTTTGACGGCGCTGGACGTGCATTAAGACCTGCGCCTCTGAGTATTTGGAAAGGCGTAGATTCATCTGTTTGAGCGCGGAAGTCACCAGCAGGGTCACCAAATATGATGACCTCTGATTGACTATATCTAGTTGAGATTTCTTGTCGGAGGATTTCGCTAAACTTAACGATACCCATGTCAAATGCCACTATCTCCTGTAATACTAGCCAACGTCCACGCACTTTTTGCCCAAACACCCCAGCAGGTGTTAGCCCAAAGTCAATGCCCAAATAAACAGGTACGCCTGCCGCAATAGGTATTTCTTCTTTTGCCATATGCACATCAGGTGCAAACATAGGATAAACAGGTTTACCGTCTTTGATAGAGCCAAGGCGGTTCATCACATACACATCTATCCAACTCTTCGTCTTGCCCTGAACGATATTCGGATAATAGTCTTTCCTCATATTGTTTTTGTTTTCTGCGTTCGCGTTGAGCGTATATCCTGTGACGTTTCCATCTTCCTCTTTTACTTCCAGCATGCCTTGAGGCTGGGTAAAGAACTCCCAATTGTCGGGCTTGACCAGCATCTTTGCTTCTTCTTTTGCAATGTGATCTGGTATCGGAACTTCGCCTGACATAATTGGCCACCAATGATCCTCCTCTGGTGCGTTTGTATCTGCAATCACGCCCGTCCAACTACACCCGCCATCTTTCATAGAAGGGAAACGGCCTACACGCATTGAACATGCATCAATGATTGACTTTGGGATCTCACGCGCTTCATTGACCCAAATCCCTGTAAGCTCTAAGGAAAGCAACTTCTTTACATCCTCTGGTCTATCGAGGGCTAAGAAGATTACCTCTAGCTCTAAGTCAGCACGTTTTATGTTGTGGGTGTAAGGCACAGACCATTGGAACTTTCCCCATTCATTTTCAGGAAACCAATCAAGCCATGTCTTTATTGTGGTGGTTTTAAGCTGTGGGTTGGTGTTACGAATAACAGCCCAACGTGAACGGCGTATGCCATTCTTATCTTTCTTCTGCTCAAGAGCGCGTCTAAATAATTCAACACAACAACAAACAGATTTACCTGAACCAACAGGGCCACGCAACAAACGAAAGAATACATCTGACTTCATAAACGCTTTGAGCGTGTCACCATCAGGTTTGTATTTAAATGTTGTCAACTTTATTATCCTTGCCGAACTTAATCATGCGCTCAATAACTTCTGGCGCGATTATGGAGATAACTTTGTCTGCCTCTCTGTCGGTTTGGAATTGTTCTGGGTGGTAGGCAAGGTGTACACGCTTTACAATATTGCGTAGCAGAGCGCGTTCATCTTTGTTTATGGTATGCAAAAAACTCATGTGCGATGTGCTTTCGTTTTCTTTGCAACTGAATCTGGTTGCTTAGAGTGTTGTTTTCCAGCTTTGATAGCTTTGCGTTTTGCAGCAGTCGATGCCGCATATTCTGCTGATGAAAGAGATTTAATGGCGGCTGATGGAAGGTAGCGTTCACCCGTTGCGCCTTTGCCTTGTGTGGAGTTCTTACCAGATTTGGTGCGCCACTTTTGCTTTGTCCAACTTCTTAAAGATGCTTGTGAAGGTTTCAAAGCCATGTTTTTTTTCTCGCTACAAAGTATAATGTTCCAAATATTAATAAGCCCGAAACTAAAATTAATGCGAATATGCCTATTGTTTCGATTAGTTCTTCACGTTTTCTTTTGCGCTCTGCGATATCTAACTGCCGTTGTTTGCGTGCTTGTGCTTGATACTTAACCCAATCAGGCCACAAGCCTGCCCTGCCATATAACTGCATCCAGCTTTGAAGCTCTGCTTCTTGCTGTTTGATTTTTTCAAGCGCCATAAATTCTTCAAAGTCATTACCAAATACACTAGCTTTCTTCTTGCGTTGCCGCGCTTGTAGGGTTTCCTTTGCGCTAACAAAATCTTTGATAGCTGACCCTGCGTCAGCGAGTTCGCGCCCATTCGCAATAGTTTGCTTTATGATTGCGAAAGCACCGTTGATTGCCGCAAGTTCTGCTAACATTAGCTGGTATATCCGCCTCCCTTTGCTTTATAAGCCTTAGCTAACATTTGTGCTTTTCTTGCACTCCACTGACCTTTTGCTCCGCCCTTGTTACCAGCTTTGATGCGGTTGAAGAGCGCTTTACGCATTGTAGGTTTGGTGTAATTACCAGCCGCGTTAACTGCCATTAGTACCCCCGCGAGTATGTACCAGCCGCAGGCTCACGTTTCAGCATGGAAGCAGGTTTCTTCTTG